TTGGATCGGCGATTTGATTCGTATACTGCCGCTCTTGAGAAGGCAATTGACATTGGCTTCGAGTGTGTGATTCGCCGGAATGGTGAACCGATCAAAACTATCAAATCTTACTAATGGAGACTACTCATGACCCGCGAAGACCTTCAGATCATCCAAGCCGCCCACGACAAGCTCGAGCAACTTGAGCATTCTGGCCGGTTTGCTGATGCCGATGCGTTCTTTGAGCGCAACCGCTACACCTTCAACTTTGACCGCAACGGCAACTGGGTCGGCGAGGTGGCCAACGAGAATGGCTGGACGCCTTGAAAAAAAGTGCAAATAATGTGAAAAAAATGTGTTCTAGGGGTTTAAATTCCCAAAATGATTACTATATCTATACTATAAGGAACGGAAAGGAACTCGCTAATGATCGGATCTACACTCAATCCCGAGCTTGCTAAGCTCATCCGTAATGCCAAGCGTGGCGAACTCAACACCATCATTGAACTCGTAAAAGAACGTCAGCGATCGCTGGCTCGTGAAGAAGCTCGTACCTTTGAGATTGGCGATAAAGTCACCTTTGATGCCAAGACTCGTGGTATCGTTGAAGGTATCGTAACGAAAATCAATCGTAAGAACCTCAAGGTTAAGCAGACCAATGGTATGAAATTGATGTGGACTGTTCACCCTTCGCTCTTGAAAAAAAGTGCATGAAAATATTTCCGGCATCATCGATCAATACGCATGGTCACTACCTTGTTGGTACACAATGGATGTATCGTAACGCTGTAGTGACCATGCATGATGAGGGATTCAATTGTACTTGTAAGAAAAATCCTCGCGTGGCGTGCAGCCACATCAAAAACGTCAAACTCAAACTCTATGGTGTGTTTGACGAATATTATAGAGTGGCCTAAAAAATGCAAAAGAAGTGAAAAAAGTAGTTTACTTCTCACATGAAACATGGTAGAATTATTCTATCAAATGCCAAACTAGGAGATACATTATGGCACATATGGTTGAAACGATGGCTTATGCTGGTGCAGTTCCGTGGCACGGCCTTGGTGAGTCGGTCAGCAATGATCTGACTCCTGTACAAATGATGCAAAAGGCTGGCTGTGACTGGCGTGTCCAGGAAGTTGAAGCCTTTATCGAGTACAATGGCGAACGTCGCCCTACTGGTCAAAAGTCTTTGGTTCGTGAAAGCGATGGTCGGATCCTGACCAATGTTGGTGAAAACTGGCATCCGGTTCAGAATGAGACTGCATTCAAATTTTTCTCAGAGTTTGTTGCTTCTGGTGATATGGAGATGCACACCGCTGGTTCACTTCGTGATGGCCAGATGGTTTGGGCCTTGGCTAAGGTGAAAGAGTCTTTCGATATCTTCGGTGATGATCGTGTTGACTCTTATCTGCTATTCTCCAATCCTCACCAGTATGGTAAGTCATTGGACGTTCGGTTCACTCCGATCCGTGCAGTCTGCAACAACACTCTGACTTTTGCTCTTCAGCAAAGTACAAAGAATGGTGTCCGTGTCGGTCACCGTACTGAGTTCGATGCTGATGCTGTAAAAGAAACCATGGGTCTTGCTCATGAAAAGTTTGCAGTCTACAAAGAAATGGCTCAGTTCCTTGGCTCTCGCAAAGTCACCGCTGAGTCTCTCATTCAGTACTACAATGAAGTGTTTCCGAATACTTCTCGTACTGAAGCTCCGAAAGAAGTAAAGCAGTACGAAGATCTGTCTCGTAACGCTAAACTTTGCTATGATGCTTTGGAGGTTCAGCCTGGTGCTGAATATGCTCCTGGCACTTGGTGGCAGGCTTTTAACTCTGTCACTTTCATCACCGATCACGTTCAAGGTCGGAACGCAGACAATCGTCTGTACAACCAGTGGTTTGGTGGTAACCAAGCTCGTAAGATCAAAGCAGCAGAGCAGGCGGTGGCATTTGCCACTGCCGCCTAAGGAGGTGTACATTGCCCTGGCCACATAAAAATCGTCCGCCCAAAGGTCGTCGGAAAATCGGATCTGGTAAGCGAAAAACTCGTCGTAAGAATAGAGCTAAAAAGTAAAAAAAGGTGCGGGAAGAGGTTTAAATTCCCGCATTGATAACTATATCAATATTATACAACAGAGGATGACACAATGATCGTGAATGACAACCGTTCTGATGCTTATATCTGCACTGTCAATATGAATGACATTGAAGATATGAAACTTGTCGCTTCGGCTCGTAAACTTATGCGGGAAGTAAACACTAAACTTCGTGAAGGTGGTAAGTATCCGATGTACATCAAACTTCAAGGACGTGGCCATCGTATGGGCAATCGTCGATACAATCAATCTCTTCCTTTGAAGTATGCAGAAACAGCTGACGTATATATGTACGAACGGCGATAATCCCACATATTCTTTCTTCCCCAACTGAACCAGCTCCGGCTGGTTCTTTTTTTATATAAATAAAAAGAAGATGTATAAATGGAAAGAGTCATGAAAACATTTAAAACGTTTATCGCGGAGAAGAAAATGGCACAAGATATGAATTTAGATATGGACTTTCTTCGCCGAGCTGAAAAGGTAACATCATTCAACCTTTCGACAAAAGACTTTGAGAGTCTAAAACACAAGAGAGAAATACAGTATTTGTTTAATAAGAACTGGTTTCCGAACTTTAATTTAAAAGACACTGTTAGTGGCGTGGATGCAGGGCGTCTCAACCAGCGCATACGACAGCTTAGAACAAACGATCCTAAGAACTTTGAGAAGATGCACAAATATCCACTCAAAGGTATTGGCCCTGGTGAAGCTACACTTTACTTCCTTATCAACAATGGACACCTTGGTGGGGGTTCATCCGCCGGCGTTGATTTGATAGTTGGCGGCGCGAAGTACGAAGTCAAAGCGGTGAACATCACATCGAACAATGAAGCCACTAACTTTAAACTTGGTGCCACGTTCTCCACCTCTACGATCATCACTGGAATCCAGAAACTAAAGAAAGAATCTGGTCTTGGTGCTGGTTCAGAGGTCAACAAGACGGAATTGGAAAAGATCCGTCAGAAATTCCCGAAAGAACTTGCTAAGTTCGAAAAAGACTATGTCAACCTAGCATACAACAATTATTTTAAAAGCCACGAGATTATCTTTATTCGTAACACTGGTCGTAACATCGGTGATATCGAAGCAGTTAAAAGGGTGGGCAAGAAAGACATCAGGCTTGAGCGTATTACTTCAGGTGTGATCAAACCGGTGGTGAAACTCTAATGGCACAATTTAGTACGAGTCGCAACAAACTTCTCAAAAATAACAACGATATTTATGAAGTTGTAATGGTCTCTGGACAAGCAGGGCCTTCAATCTTCGTACCTAAAGGTAACTTAAATGCTTCAACTGATGCATTTGGTAGGCTTCGTATCAGTAGCCCATTCACACTCTTCGATTCCACCCATCGGTTTAATGATAACGATCTTTATCATTCTGATTTTACAGGAACTGCAAGTGCATCGCATAATGCCGATCAAGGTCTACTTGATTTGACTATAGGAAATGCCTCTGGGGATCAGGTCTTAAGAGAATCAAAAAAGGTTTTTGGATATCAACCTGGTAAATCTTTATTGATTATGAGCTCTTTTACGATGGCTTCTCCTAAAGAAAATCTGAGACAAAGAGTTGGATATTTCGGAACAGAAAATGGATTTTTTGTAGAAGTAGATGGTACTGACACTTATCTCGTAAAACGCAGTTCAGTATCTGGATCACCAGTTGATACCAAACTTATCCAAGGTTCTTGGAACGTGGATAATCTAGATGGTACCGGACCATCTGGTATTACTTTAGACATTTCTAAATCTCAAATTATGTGGTGTGATATCGAATGGCTAGGCGTAGGTTCTATTCGTATGGGATTTATTATCAATGGCCAATTTATTGTCTGTAACATATTTCATCATGCCAATTCAATTGAAGGCACATATGCTACAACTGCAAGTCTTCCTCTAAGAACCGAAATTACAAATACTGGCACTACCAGTGGTCCGACTACATATAAAGAGATATGTAGTACAGTTATTTCTGAGGGCGGTTATGAATTAGCAGGTCGTCAGAGAGAGGTAAACACGCCTATTACCAGTAGATATAATATGGCTACTGCTGGTAATTATTATCCTGTTGTATCGATAAGATTGAAATCCGATAAATTGGATGCAATAGTTGTTCCAACCGCCTCCAGTATTTTAGGTGATGGTAATGGTATCAATTACCATTTTAAAATGGTTGCTGGTGGTAGAGTAGAAGCCGGTACTTGGCTTACCGAGGATAGTAATTCTGCGGTAGAATATAATTTAACTGGAGTAAACTTCCATGAATCTGACGGATCGGGAAATCCAATCGGAAGAGTATTAGCTGGTGGATTTCTCAATAGTTCAAATCAAGGATCTCCTACCATTGATGTTTTAAGAAATGCTTTATTTAAATTTCAGCTTGAAAGAAATACTTTTACAGATTCAGCTGAAACTTTCACTCTTGCAGTTGCTAGTGATACTAACGGATATGGTGTCTGGGGTGCTCTAGATTGGGACGAGATAACTCGCTAATAGGGGTTTACATTTGATTCGAAATAGGATAGTATGCTAATATGGAAAATTTTAGCACATATATAACCGAACAGAAGAACACACACATGACACACATTGAAGATGCTGTGATCTATGGTGGTGTGTCTGGAGCACGCCAGGCAATTATGGGTCTGAGAAGTCTGAGAGATATGCTGAAAGGAACACATAATAGTTCTATATCTGTCAAATGGGATGGTGCTCCTGCAATATTTGCTGGCATCGATCCTCGTGATGGTGCCTTTTTTGTCGCTAAAAAAGGAATATTCAATAAAAATCCAAAAGTGTATAAAACTGATGCCGACGTGGATGCTGATACATCTGGTGATCTTGCTGACAAATTAAAAGCAGCTCTGCGACATCTTCCTTCATTAGGAATCAAAGGAGTGGTGCAAGGCGACTTTCTTTTTGGTCCAGGAGATATAAAGACTGAAAAAATCGATGGAGAAAGCTTTGTAACTTTTCATCCAAACACGATTGTATATGCTCTTCCTTCGAATAGTCAAGCAGCCAAGGAAGCAAAGGCAGCTACGATTGGTATCGTTTGGCACACCACATATACTGGTAATTCATTTGAAACAATGAAAGCGTCTTATGGTGTAAACGTAAGTGCATTTAAAAAGTCTAGACAAGTCTGGTCACAAGATGCAATTCTTCGTGATATGACAAAAGCAACAATGACAAAGAAAGAAACTAATGAAGTGACAT